TGAAACTACGATGGTCTGACCGCAAGAACGGCGTTATCAAATGGCATCGCAGTAAGGATGACGCACCCCACGATCTATGGGAGCATGAGGAGCTGACCCGCATTCTGGAGCTGGGGCCGAAATCAGGTCTCACCATTGTCACCAGAGCAGATGGCAAACCGTTATCCAAAAATGGATTTTACAGTAACTTCCGCGACCACCGTGACCGCCTTCTCGAACAGGGTCTTGTGAAACCAGGACTTACCATGCACGGGCTTCGCCATACCGCCGCAACCTATCTTGCTACGCTTGGGCACGATGAAGAGAGTGTCGCCGCCGTAACTGGACACACCAGCAACGCAATGGCTCGCCACTATTCGAGGCAGCACGAACGCCGTGAGCGAGCAAAAGCACTCCTCGATTTACACAAAATTATGTCGGATGAGGAGAACCACTCGTGAACAAAAAGCCGGTATTTTGGAAACTTTTCTACTTCAAGAAGTGGAAACTTAGTTAACCTATACTGTCCTATCCACTCGTAAGTCATTGAAATCGTTGGTGACCCCAGGGGGAATCGAACCCCCGTTTTCGGCGTGAAAGGCCGATACTTTCCCCTATAAAACAAAGACTTAGCCTGACAACTTGACTGCAAATACAGTCAAATTAGGGCATGTTTTGGCCTGTTTTGGAAACCTTTTTAAACAAGGGTGAGGTGTATGATGAGAATTAAATTCAACCCATATCGACGGCAAGACGGATCATGGATGCTCTATGTTAATTCTGATCGTAGAGTATCAATCGGAATCAGTGAAGATCGCGGGATGCCAGCGCCTTACGGGAGGAGAACGACCAAGGGTCAGCGAAATTTACTCAAGGCAATTTACCCGGCGTTGGAAAACGCGGAAGACATGCAGTTGGACGGGAAGCCAGACTTCAACGCTCACGAAGAGGATGCGGTTCAGCTAGAAATCGGAGATCTATACCTTACTGATATCGCAACAATAGGTGGCGTTCCCACTGGTAGTGACGGGGCTTTTCTTGTAACAAAATCAGGTAAAGTCATAGATCTTTCTTATTGGATTGAAGTATGACACCTGTTTCGACTATGCCAGAATTTGAAGACATCTCTGAGGATGAGGTGCAAGCAGCTCTGGACGATCCAAATCCAGACAATCCGATTGCTGTCGAATTAGCCCGTCTGATGGAGGGTTATATCGCTAACTTCACTGAGCATGTCGAGAAGATCGGACACATTCCGCCATCCATA